CAGCCCCTTGCAGCTTGGCTATGTTGTAGCCCATCTGGCTAAAGTTATGCTCTAGTTGACCATAAAACTCGACGCCGAACCGACCATAGTCCTGTTCATTTTCTGGCGCTTTTACTGTGATAGAGTTAACACCATCATACATGGAATCATATATAACTTTGCTAGCAGCTGCCCAGACCTGGCCGCGCTCGGAATCCACATCAATCAGCTCATCTTCTTGCAGCTCTTCAGTGTTAGGCACATTCTGGACATTGTTCTTAATAATATAACCGGCATCAATATCTATTGGTGATTGTTCTTTTAGATATTTTGTATAAGCGCTAGCCTCAGCTTTACGCCCCATATTGCGGTCAACATATGGTTTGATAATGTCCATTACTTCGGGTTCCTCAAATCGTTCTGTTGATCACGCAATGGATTGCGGTTGAATATGCTCCAGTCACTGAACCAACTGCTTTTGGATGTGTCGCCGTCTTGGGGCTCCCCAACAACATTGGCTTCTGGTATTTTTTCTATTTTAGCAATAATCAAATCTAATGTTTCAAACTCCAGAGATTTTTGTAACTGGCTCATATCTGATGCGTTCTGTATTGACTGACGGGCAGCAGCAACGCTTTCTCTTGTCCATGTTTCCGGGGTTTCGCCGTTAAAATGACGTTGAAGAAAAGAAGCCGGCGCCAAGAAATTGATATTTGCTTTTCTTCCCCTGACAAATTGTTCTGCAACTTGCAGATAGGCATCCCTTGGTTTTAGCGGTGCGTCTGGGTCAAGCACCAGGCGTCTATAGGTATCCTCAGCATCAAGTTGTAGTTGTATTTCTTCCAAACCCACCCCAAGAGGCCCACCTAAACGCAGCGCAGTTTGTCCTGTTAGATCATTCAACTGATTTAGGTAAAACTTTATGTCGCCGCTTTCTCTTGTTTTGGCTTTTTTGCTGTCGCCATATTTTTGTATGTTGATCGCATCGTTTAGCGGGACCGTACCGCCAGCCCCTATTTTGCCCTCTAAACGGTCAAGCTGATCATCTATTTCGTCCGGGGTTTCTGCGTCACCAATCTTGTTAAATACGTCGAGAATAAACGCCGGGTCGCGTTGTTCAGCATCTTCATCATTGAGCAAGTCAGTGAGTAGCTTTGCTGTCGTTTCGTTTATCCGATCTGTAGCTAATGCCTCAGCTATTTCTAATGGCCTCGGTAATTGATCTTTAAAAGTTTGGTTATCAGGATCAGCCTTGAATTTTTGTATCTTTGCAAGCAACGCACGGGCACTATCCTTATGTCTCTTAATTTGCTGCCGCTTGTCTGTTTTTTCCTGTTTTTCCGCGTCAGCTATTTGGCGCTTACGAAGAGTTTGCTCCAGATCAACGGCCTGTTTCAAACCAGTGTCTCTATCTTCTGGTTTCATAAAAGCAAATTTTTGCGGGTCCATAACATCAGCAACAAGAGTTGCAGCTTGAGCTGGGTCAGCCGAACGGTCAGCTGCCGCAAGCCTAGATCTAAAATCAGACTTAGAAATTCTTTGCCTTGTGCTTGTGTTTCTCCGAAAAGCCTCTTTGTAGTCAATCAAGCCTCTTTTTGCCATCTGGTCATAGAGGCCATCGACCACGACGCCGTTTTCAATCTGTCCACCAAAGAGCTGCAATAGCGCAACATCTCTCTGATGCTTGTTCCCTTGCACTGCGTCTTGAACAAGTATTTCTGCCTGTTGCAACTCATCCGCAACGCTAATATCAATTTGACGATTTCTAGCGTTTTGGAAAACAGAGGACCGCTCGCCGATCATAATTTGCTCTGCTGAGCCTAAAAATGCTTTACGAACTTTTTTATCACTGAGCGCATCAGCAATTTTATTCATGCTGGCTCTCGCATTATCCTCCCAACTTTTCTTGCCTTGCGCTGCATTACCATTAATAACTGTGTTGGGATCTTCGCTAAGTGACGAAAATTTTAAGTTTTGCATCTCCACTTTGTAATTATTTTCAGCTTTTGTTAGCTGGTTTAATCGGCGCTCTTTATTTTCCTTTTTAATATAATCTATCGCCGCGCCCTCAAGAGCTCTCGCCGCGTTACCAGCTGCGCTTAAACCAGCAGACAAAGCGCCAGGGTTGGCTCTTACAGAGAAGTTGATCGCGCCAGTTTTGTTTGTTGTTGCGGTTTGACGTTGGTATGTTGGAACTCTCATTACATAGCCCCTGCTATAGCTGTGCCGGTATTAATTAAGCTTTGAAAAGCTCTGGCCTTACCAGCTGTGGCAGCAGACTTGCCATACATTCGATTCAACGTGCCTTGCATACGTTCTTGAGTCGCTGATTCGATTAAGGATTGTTTCCCAACTTTTGCATTATATCTTCTTGTTGCAATCTCTTCATCAGCCTCCTGAGCGCTAGCAAGCGCTACTTTTAGCGGAGTGCCCTCCTCGGCTATCCAACCATTATATCTAAACGCTTGGGCTTGAGCGTCTTGTAGGTTTGATATTTGTTCACGGAACTCAACGATGTTCTGTTCTTCAGAAAAAACAAGCTGCTTTGCATCTTGCTCAGCCGCCAGAGCGTTACGCTCATTTATATCACTGCTGAAGTTATATGCCGCTTGTTGTTGCTGGCCGGCTTTATATTCAAATAAAAAACCCATCTACGTCACCTTCGCAATTCTGATGTAGTCTGCTTGTTCCGGGCCGTACTTACGCATCAGACCCTCTTCTTCAAATCCCATTAAGCGCGCAAAGCGACGCGCCGCCGGCCAGTCTGCCTTGCACACGCCCTGCACCCGCCATAAATTATTGTCCGTCGTGACCCGGTGCATAATGTCAGTTTTAGCAAATCGTATAAAAGGCCGGACATTTTCATGGATTTTGCTTGACGCAATAAACCAAGCCTCGCCCACGCCAGGCCACATATCCACAATGCCGGAACAGCAAATAATATGACCATTCTCTATTAATGTGTAAGACCAGCCGGGTTGCTGCAGCTCTGAAGCCCACTCGCGCATATATCCAATATTCTTGATTGCGCCTTTGTTTAGTGGACCATCCATCAGATCATGCAGATGGCTTGGTTGATAATCGATAATCCTCACTGATCGAACGTGATCAATCTTGGGAAAATGCCTATCACGGTGAGAGGCAAAGGCTGGTCTTGCTGAATTACCACAAAACCGTCTGTGTCAAACCCACCTCTAAATTCAATCTCCTTATCGCCAGTAAATAGCGGGATCGCCTTTGTCATTGCTTGGGCTGATGATCTAAATGGTATTCGGTCTAGCTCTGTCTCTGAGCTGCCAACCTTGACGCCTACAGTTCTAAACAACCGCAACACAACCTCATGGATACGCTTGGTCTTGCCTTGGGCTGTGCCCTCAGTGCCGCCAGCCTCAATACGCATGGTCTGCAAAGTAGAATCAAAACCCAGTCCGATATGCGCTTTTGTTACTGAGAAATCCAAACTGATCGCACCAGAGCTTACCGTTTTATTAGGGTGTGTTGCGCCGTTAGCCAGGATTGATACTGACTGCCCCTCCAAGTGATTTAGGCCCGATATACTGGTTGCAGCTGATCCGCTGTATGTCAGACCGCTATCTACAAAGAACGCATCCTCGACATCATCACCGAACTCAAAGCTGCTGAAATACTCCACATAGCGCTTTGTTGCGCCGCCTATTGTGCGTTTCACCACGACATATGTGTCATCTTCGTTTAGGTCGCCGGGCACCGTAGCAACGGTTTCAACATGGCCAAATGCATCTGAGCCAAAAACACCACCAATCAAATGCTCATGCCAGGCAATCACGTTTTCTTCGCGCCGGTATGTCATGCCGGCAAACTTGCCGTTTTCCAACACGCACCAGACAACATTGTCCGGCTCTTGCTGCAACGACATCTCTTTGATGCCACCCTCGGTAATATGCTCTGCCAGTATCGTCATATCCGGCGCTTGGTAACTGTCTGTGTTAAGATCAAACACAAGCTCGCGCAGTTTACGTTTAGCGCGCTGCACAAACAGCGTCACGTTGGCCACCTGGACCGGCTGGATGTCTGCCGACCCATATGTGGCCTGGCGCTTCACAACGGCGTTTGTAGGGCTCAGAGGAGCGTCCTCGGAGCTTGTTACCACAAACTCACCGCCAGACGTGCCAACAAGCAGCACACGGCCAGCCTGGAGGTATCTGATGATGTTAACCTGGTTAGAACCTAATGTGTATGTCAGTGCGTCATCAGCGTCCACACCACCGCTAAAATCCTCAAAGCTACCGCCAACCGAAAAGAACAATGTCTGTGGCTGTGTTGTTGTTGAGGCAAACACCAGGCGCTGTTCATAAAATGCCACAGCTGCCGGATATCCTGTTGCAGCTGAGAAAGCACCAAGCGCCCAGTCAGTGCTCGCAGTTAAAATGCCAGCAACCGTTACGGATTGCCCTGCCGCCTCATCAGTCAGATCACTAGATGGCGCAAGCAGAATTGTGTCATCCGTTACTTTGACAACGATTGCAGAGCTTTCGTTATTGTTGCTTGTTGACGCGCCACTAATTGTGACCTTCATGCCTACCTTGAAGCCCTGCGACACAAACTGCCCTGAGCTATCCTGGATGCGGTCATTGTGCTCTAGCGCCGTCGTGCTAGGGTCGCCCTCATGGAACGATATAGTCGTTGCGGTAAAGCTCGGCATGAGCTCGGCACGACCTTCGACATTTTCTTGTACTGTAGCTGTAACAGATGTTCCTGAGCTATATGCTGTTATTTTAGCAAAACCGTCGTGAACTCTTACAAGCCGCCCAACGTCACTGCTTACAAAGGTACTTGTGCTTGCTGTAATTGTTACGCTGCCGGTGCGCCCATTTGCAACCAGGGTTGTGGCTGATGTGTTGTCCTCAGACATTGGGCCGCGCAGAAAATTTACCTCAGTAATTGACCAAGACGTATGACTTGTTCTGGTAATCTTTCGCGGTGAAAAATCAGGATGTACCAGGTACATCACGTCAGCTGATTGCGTAAATTTTAGCTTAGCCAGATCTGTGTGGGCGTAGGGCGTTGTGACCTCAATCGGGTTGCTGCTGCCATCAACCACCGTGCCGCCGTCTTTGTGTACCCTAAAATAATCGTCTCCAAATTCTAAAATATAGGTTTGGGTTACATTAAACTCAAACGGGATCAGGCGGCAGTTATGGGCGCTGTTCTTGACTTCTCTAACAAAGATAGTGCCGGGGCGCCGGCTTGCGCCGCCATGCGGATGCACAACAAAATTCTGCAGCTTTTTACAACCATTGAAATATTTAGCAATATCCGTGCGGCCATCCAGTCTGGGGCTGAGCTCGCCGGCAGTAAAATTGGTAAAAGCTGGTGACGCTTTAGCCATTAAAACCTCGAATTAATAAACGTATCAGCAGCGACCGTGCGGCTCTCAGTAACTATGCTTGTATTGATTGCGTTATCCTCAGTCGCATCAACGAACCGAGCCTCGGTAAGTTTTGTTTGATATAACTGGAACATATTTGAGCCGAGCGCTGAGCTGCCGACCAGCGGATAGGCGATATCAGCTGCAAGTGATGCGGCCAGGGTTTCTATCAGTAGGGTGTCATATTCGTTAACGTCAGTCAGACGCCCGACATAAAGCATTTCAATTATGCTTTCGTTACACAAAAGCTTGCGGCCCTCAATCCGATAAAGGATGTTAGGATCGCTTAGGCCAAGAACCCGCAAACAAAAAGGGTCAGTTGGCAGTGTAAATTGTGCGGAAAACTCAAAGGCGGGGGTGGCTGAATCCGGCGCTATTGATGCGCGCGTTGTCAGGCTGTTCCAGGGGTGGGCTCTAAAAACACCATCGCGGATAAACTCAAAGCGCTGGTTACAAATCCGCGCCGCCTTACTATCCTCAGTCAGGCTGATGATGTTGGACGCACCGATCTGGTTTAGCGCACTGTTACAGATATCAACAACAGATGCCATCTAGATCTCCACATAGTAAGAAAGCAGGGCCGGCATAACACCGGCCCCACAAAGGTTTAGTCTAATGCGTAAAACATTGTCAGAGCGATAGAGCCTGTGCCAGCGGCACCGCCCATAGTCACTGTGACAACCTTACCATCTTCATTTGCATCAACCTCTTCACCATTCAACAGTGCGAGCGTAGCAACTACGTCCACAATTTGAGCTGATGTTGAGGCAGCTGCAGCTTTGTACGCAGCCGCTGAAGCTGAAACAGCTGTGCCAGCGGCATTGGTGTGGGCTGCAAAGCCTACTGAAAGAGTGGTTGATGAACCCAACGCATCGTGTGCTAGCTGGCCAGACAAGATCCGGGCGCCGTCCGGCAATGCGAACATCTCAATCACATCACCAGATGCGAGAGAAGATGCTTCGTATGTACCGTGTGCGACACGAACAGATCCTGCAAGCTCGTTAGCTTTTACGAAATCAGAAGGGTCGTTTTGCGTCAGCGTTGTGCGCTGTGTGCTGTAAACAGTAGCCATTTTTCATGCCCCCCTTATGCTGATTCGTCACAATCGATTTGCACGACTTTTTCTTCTTCCATCCGGGTCGCGCCGAAAGTGGCACAGTAGTAAACCTGGGTGGAGTAAGATTTGTCAGAACGCTCATCGATGCGTGACATTACGTCTTTGCCGACTGCCATTTTCAGACCATCTTCGGCCCAAGCAAAGCAGCTACGAATGTTTCCAGACTTGGCCAAACGAGTTGACACATGGAAGGTAAAGCCGAGGAAAGTGTTTATCTCACCTTGGACTAGAGCCTTGATTGTATTGAAATCAGAGCTGGTTACAGTTGTGCTGTTCAGCAAAGCTTCAATCTGGTCTGGACCCACAGCAATATGACGTGGGATGGATGGGTCAACCGATGCAAGGTCAAGAATTTTCTTGGCCTGGATCAGTTTTGCCAAAGTCAGGTCAGCTGAACCATTGGCGATCTGGTGTGCAGCAAGCATAGAAGTGCTTGTTGCGCCAGACTTGCCGGTCTTGCTGGTTCCTGTTGCTGCTTCAATAATGGCATCGTCCATTGAACGTCCCATTGCTGCTGCAGCAGCTCTTGCATAAGTTGAGGTTGGATCAATCAACATACGGACTTTATCCGCATCATCGATTAAATCTGCCCACTCATACGAATCCATAGTCACCATCCGGCGGCTATGGGGTGTTTCGACCATGGGTGTATCGCCATGGCGAGACGTGCGTTTCACCGCAGCTGTTGAGCCAATCTGGTCAAAGAAAGCCTTTTCACCAGTCACTGATTCCTCTGAAACGGCGCCGCGTAGAACGGAACCCATTTGCTGAGAAAGCAGCTGTACATTTGAGCTAAACTGCTGGGAAAACGCGGTTGTGATTTGAGTGCTCATTACACTCTCCTTTCACTATGCGTTTTTGAAATGCTCGCTACCCGGCACCCGCCGGACGAAAAGGTTTTGCAATTACGGTTGCGACGACCGGGGCTATGCAGCTTGACCGGGTTTTTTGCTTGGTGCCGTTGCCGTTTGGGCCTTTGGCTTGTCAATCGGTTGTAAACACCATTGCAAATTCTTATCGGCGTGTTCCAAAGGGTTTGAGATCATCGCGGCTGACCCTGTTTCCAGAGTTAAGCGCAGCACCTCAAGCCGGAACTCGCGATCTGTTAGTTTGTCATCCACTCATCATCCCCCTAAATTTTAGCGCTTCGTTCACATAGAACTCATGCTCAGGGTGACGTTGGTTCCAGTATGGCGATCCTTCTACTGTAAGTTCAGCCAGGCGTTGCTGTGCATCACCGGGCGTCAATGAACCAGATGTTTTGATACCTTCCAGGCTATCTTCGCCAATCTTGCTATTAATGAACTGACCAATATTGACCATCATTTTAATCATTTCCGGGTGGTCGCCCAAAAGCCGGCCATCAGCCAGCTGCAACTCCGGGAGATCCTCGGTGCCAAACTCTTGTAAGACTGCGTGACCATTTGCCATGCGGTCATCATAAGCTGCGCCATATTCCTTTTTTAGCTCAACCTCTGCGTTGACGCGCGCTTCTTGCACCTGACCTTCGTCAGAGCCCATCATGCCGCCCAGGAACTCGTTATAGCCGCCAAGTAGTTTTTGTGCTTGCTGAGGTGTCAGCCCGGCCTCATGCGCCGCGCCTTTGAACCAACCCAGCATTTCGTCGCTGGCCTCCGCACCTTCGGGCAGCTCGTTGGTTAGCTCGTAACCATCCGGGCTATCTGGCCGGCCTAGTTTGCGATAAACCTCGCCCCAGTCCTCATCAGTGGCGTGTTTGCCTGGAATAGCTACTTTGTCAGCGCCAATCATGGACTGCGCGTTGACATAGCTTTTTGCCAGGGCTCCAACGTCTGAAATATGTTCTAATGATTTATGCCCTCGGATTTCCTCCGGGACGCTAGTGCGCCAATCATCGTCGGCGACAGACTGGGTTACCTCTGCATCTGCAGAGACCTCAGCTACCTGTTCTTCACTCATCTGATGTCATACCCTCTAATTGTTTTCGATCTCGCAGCATTGATTTAATAAACAAAACCACCGTGCGCTGCCCTTCACGGTAGGCTGTTTCATGTGGGTCAGATGAAAAGGTCGAACTGTGTTCACAAAACCTCATGCCCAGATCATCTAGAACCCGCTCTCCTTGAACTGTTGTGAACAACTCCTTGTAGAGCTCTATCGTATCTTCCGGGGTCATTCTCCAACGACCTCATCCAGCGTAACGCCGGAGCCCTCAACGGCCCGAACCATTGGCGCTGCATTGCCGGCAGCTTCAGCTGTTTGCATCAGCTGCATTTGCTCGGCCTCTTCTGCCTGTTGCTCTTGGCGTTGAGCTCGCATCATGGCGACCTCGCGGTCACCGCGTACAGCTGTGGCCGGTACGCCCAGGATCTTGATCAGATGCTTAGAAATGCCGTCACTATCCACATAATCCATAATGCCCGGATCAAGTTGTGATAGCGGTGTCATCAACTCCAGAAGCCTGGTCATTGATTGTATATCGCCCTGACGCTGTGCCTTGGCCAACGGGCTGACATATTCTATTTCCAGATTTTGGTTGGTCATAAAGTCCGGCGCTGGCTGATAAGCTTTTTGACGGGCGAGTATTGAGTAAACCCGGCTGATCAGCGGCTGTAGCAACTCCTGGCTAAGTCTGCCCGTCAGAGGGCCAAGCAGCCTCATTTTCTCTTCGGTGCGCTGGACAACTTCTGTCGCCGTCATTTGCGGTCCTTGGCCCAGGATCAGCTGGTCAACATAGAAAGCCGAGCGGATTGCTTGCCGGCGCTGTTCTTCCATATTTAGACCCAGCGGGTTATTCGCACCGATATTGAGCGGCTCAATTCTATCCCTTGTGCCAGATCTGTAAAAGTTCAGACCGCCAGGCACTGTCCTGACCGGCAGCATGAAACCATCGTCGGGCACCAGCAATGGCGGGTCCACCTGTTTTTGCGCTGCCCTGATTGTGACCTCGGACATTTTATTGAGCATTTTTATGTCTGCTAGTGCAGTCATAGCCGGCGAGCGGCCATAGCCGATCTCGAACGAGCTCTTGGTGTAACGCGGCGCCATATACGGGAACTCATCAAAGCCTGACTCGCTCAGCGTTACTTTTTCATCCGGCTCAATATACACAGAAGCAAACGGCTTGTTGTCAGCTGTTACCTTTGTGATGTCACGCTCTTGGCGCTCATAAACAGCATGAACCAGCGCGATTTGTTCGTAGGGATTTTCTGATGCCTTTTTCAGTATTTTACTGTTAAACCCTGCCTCGCCAAAACGCGCAACAGCTGCCCTGGCCGGCATTTTAAACTTTCTAAATACCGTATCGACCCGCCCCTTGTCATCCTCGGACAAGAAGCACTCTTTGATGTGCCGGGTACTAAAGCGCACTTGCTGTTCATCGTCTGCATCAACAAACATAACAGCCGTGCCAAAGGTCACCAGATCCTGATAGAGCTCATGTATTTGCTCTTGGAAGTTAGATCTGTTGAACGCCTGGTACATTACGTCCTCGACGCCCTGCAGCCATTCCATAGCTTCATCGTCGCCATTCAGCTCAGGATCAGAATAGCGCAAGCTAAACCAGCTGGTACTGCCATTAGTCAGCATACCATGCAGTGACGCGGCCAGCAGCTCAGCTGCATGAATAGCAGTGCCATCAAAGACCAGCTCGGAGCGCTTGTCGCCCGGCGAGCGGTTTTTGGTCACGTCAGCTTTGCGTGGCACGACATAGTCGGCCACCTCTTGCCAGTGCGCCTCCCAGGTCTGCCGCTGCGTTTCCAGGCTATGGAAGCGCTTTAGCAGTATGCTTGCAATTTCGTCAGCCATTTAGCCACCCAGAAGTGTTTTGGATTCTGTAGGCGCATCACCGATAACGCCCTTTGTGCCGGTAAGTATTGTTTTGGTTTTCTTTCTCTTCTTCTTTGTTTTGCCCTCGGAATATTCCGCATCGTCAGGATTGTTGGCATCAACAACATCCACACCCTGTTGGGCTTTAAATGCCGCATCTTGTTTACGTTTTGCCTCTGCCTCAGCTGCAGCCTTTTCGCGCGCTGCTTTTGCCTCAGCCGCTGCTTTTTCTTGTGCAGCCTTGGCCGCTGCGTCAGCTTTCATTTGCTCACCAGCAATCTCTTTATTGGACGGCAAAGCGCCGGTTGCCTTTAAGGTTTCACGGGTAGCTTCCCTAACCACTCTTCTGACTGGCTTTGTAACTTTCCTAAAAACTTTTCTTACTCTTCTAATTACTCCGCCCATATCAATCTCCTGGCTGCTTTGGTCGTTTTGATGCGCCTAACAACGAGGCGTATTGAACTGGTGCTTCTGACATCACGCCCTGGGCTGATGTTTTGACATTCGTTTTCTGGTTAGCTTTTTTCTTAGCTTTCTCGCCGGTCATGTTGTCCTTCGTTGCATCAACCACGTCATTTGGGCGCACAACGGCCTCTGGCGTAACAACAGCTGGCGGGGGTGGCGGCGCTGATACTGGCGGCGGCATCATAATCTTTGGGCGTAGAAAACTCATAAACTTACTCCTAACGGGTTGTATCCGTTATCAGCTAACGCTTGAGGCGGTCTGTCAAACTGCGTATTTTCTTTAAGACCGACTGCCAAATACCGAAAAGCATCTGCAGCATGGCTCGACCAGTCATGGACAGGCGTGTTCCTAAAGCTTCTAAGCCGCTCGTTATACGCCCTATGATACTGCCTAAGCGCTTCCAGCCCCGGCCCACAAAGGGTTTTGTCAAACCAGCAGCGTGGTATAAGCATCTGTGCAGCATGAAGTCCGTCCTCGACCGGCAGCTTTGGAACCACCCTAAAATTTATACCTAAATCCCAAGAGACCTCGCGCCGGCTTTTACCGCTGCCCAATTCTCTTACTTCAATGTCATGCGGCGCATTATGTGTGCCGTAAAAATAATCCCTATCAGCCAGAACTTTTGCGTAATGCGGCAAGCCCTCGCCCCTGTTTTCATAAAAATCAATGACGTGAACAGCTCTACCCACAGACTGCGTAAACCAAATCGCCGTGCTATCGCCTATGCCCAGATCCCACCAGGTATCTACCCGGACTGTCGGATCATACGGAACTGAAGAGATGCGCCCCTTCTCCTGAGCCTCTTGCAGCTCTTTTCCAAAAACAGCCCCCGGCACATTAGCCACCCAGCTACACTGGAACTCCTGTTCAAACTGATCAGCTGACATCATCGCCTTGGCAGCTTCCAGCTCCTCAGCATCCAAAATGCCAGTCTCAGATGCCCGGTAAATACCCGTGTGCCAATCAGCTTGCCCCTCAGCGGCGCTATAAAGCTCATAGAACGCATTGTGGCCCCTTGGCGTACCAATGAACAACGCCCAGCCCTTACGGTCACTCAGTGCCGGCCTGATGATCTCAGGAAACAAACTCTCCGGCATATCGGCCATCTCATCAAGAACAGCCCCATCCAAATAAATACCGCGCAAACTATCCGGGTTCTCAGCCCCTAACAGTTGTATCCTGGCACCATTAGGCAAATCAGCTCGCAGCTCTGTCTCGTGGAACCGAACCATAGGCACAGCCCCTGCAAACTGCTTGAGGTAGTCCCACGCCACAGCCTTAGCCTGGCGATAGGTCGGCGCTATGTAAGCGAACCTCGGATTAGTCTTGCCGTTTAGCACAGCATCACGGAGCAAATGATTAATGGCCATCACCGTCTTGCCCCAGCGACGATGACAAACTACGACGCCCCAGCGCTTAGCTTGCAGCTCAGCGTGAAGCTGCGCTTGCCCTGGCCTTGGCGTATATGGGATTTCAATGTTCATGTGAGAGACAGGCTCATGTTAGGTCATATATGTATACAACAACGGCGGGTTAGTTTTGGGGTGGGTGGGGGTCTGCAATATAAAACGCCACCCCCATCAACAGGTACACATCCCGTCACTCTCGTACAGCTAGCAACGATCATAGCCAGGCCAGTGCCAAGCCAGTGCCAAGAAAAAGAATGTTAACTGAAATTCAGTTGACTATGCCTCGCGCGTGTGAGCACTGCCACGGAAAGGCAACACCACCACTACTAAGCACTCACCTCAGCGTTACCCCAACTAAGCGTAATCGTTCCACTGCTTTGCTTGTTATCCTCTGCCTTATCCCTGATACCAAGAGGTTGCATCTGCCTGATGTGCTTATCCTTGTGATCTGCCTCTAACCGTCTACGCTGTACCTCAGCCATAGCTAGCTTAGGATCGTCAGGCAATGGTGCTTCAACGAGATCAATGATCTGATCACGCATAACCTCGCACTGTAAGCTCCTAGCTGTTCTATAGCTTGCGTAAGCCTCTTCATCCTCTTGAACATGGCGTAGCACTG